TAGATAATGCGGGTATGGCGCTTGGTGCTATGCCAGTAGATACCGTCGTATTTATCGAGCCTGGCTCTGGCAGATTTATCGTCTTTGGCGAAACCGGCTTTGTTGAGCAAATCCGTTTTGTTTAACTGGTTATCCTGGAGTAGGGTGTTTTTAATCAGTGATACAAACTCTATGTCCTGCTCGGTGGCCTGGGCTTCAATTAAGTCCACTTCGATAAGATCCAGGCTGTTTGGGTTAATGTCGAACGCCTTATCAACAATGGCTGCTCGTTCTTTTTTAACCTCCAGAATTACACCTACCGAATCGTTCGAGCCTAATTCACGCTTTTTTAGTCGGTACATGTTGTCTACCGAGTTTCTTATAGCGTTGCTGCCCTGGTAGTTTCGGCCGTCTTTGTTACTATGCCCTAAGATCAGGATAGTGCCGCCAGCCTCTCGTATGTCTTTTAGCATATTCATTACAGCTGCTATTTTGGCTTCGTTGTTTACATCGGCAAAATCTCGCAGGCTGTCGATCACAAAAAACATATTTTCGAACTGGTTCGCTGTGGCGTTTTCAGATAGCGTTTTCAGCAATTCATAAGAGGGTAGCGGGCTTTTACTGCGCTGCACATAGTGAAGGTTATGATGACTGGCAATGAGCAGGTCGTGGACGTTCCGTTCTTTAAGTACGCTAAGTGGATTATCAAAATCCAGATAAAACACCTGAGTCATTCTAATCGCGCAGTATTTGGCTAACGCAAAGGCCAGCCAGCTTTTACCGTTGCCGCCATCGGCGTAAACCATTGTGATCATGCGCTTAGTTATAAAGCCTTCGATCACAAAGTCGATTTTCTCGTTAAAGTCGGCCTCTGACAGGCTCGCTTGGGTGAGTATGTGTAGCATCTTTGATTTTTACCTTTTAGTTAAATTAATCTGCCTTTTCAAAACGCGTACAATGCGCTGATTCGGTAACTTTGAATGCCCCCAAATTGCCAACTATGGAGCATTCCAAATCCCACATGCGATCAACTACCGGATTCTCTCTCTCAACGCTGTATTTACATGATTTGCAGTTTTTAACTTCTTCTGAGTAGCCAATTTCCTGCTTAATCTCTAAAACCAGTTCTCTTTTCATTGCTTGCTACCTTTTCGTTAAATTAATGCATGCGACCTGTGTCGTTCTTGGTTCGCGGACGATTCCAAATTTCAGTTTTCCATATTGGACGAATGCCTTTTATAGGCACCCATACAGCTTTGAAAAACATAAATAGCCCAGCTAGTACCGCACAAAGTAAATTGAAAATGATGGTTGCCAATATTGTTGCTGGATAAAACAAAGAGCAAAGGAGTCGTCGCCAAAAATTGTTTTTTATAAAGCCAATGTAAGCTGGTCGAACTGAGTATTTGCCTTCCTCATTTTTGAAAATTACAAACATATTTATTTACCCCTCATCAATCATTTCAGCGGATGTCACAACAAGTTGCACCTGGCATTCTTTGCCGTTTACCAGCAGCGTGCCCAGCCAAGCTTTGCTTGTTTCGGTAAGTGGGCAGGTCAAATCCTCGGCAAGTGAATTAACCAGGGTTTCGAAAACGGGCGACTCGTTTGCACAGTCTGTTGCCAATAGGTCTTCGGGGTCGTAATCCGGGTGTACGTGTTCAAGCATGGTTGGCCTCGTTAGTCTTCTAGAAATTCATGCAGGTAGCTTGTGGCTGCGAGTTTGCGAAGTTTACGTAGAGCTTTATGTTCAAGTTGATAGATAAAGTTTCTGCTACAGCCGCACACCTCAGCGATTTCTCGCTGGGTTAGTGTTTGGCCGTATTCCGCGTACTGACAAAGCGCAGCTAATCCAATGTCAATATCAGGGTTAGGTGGCTGAGGACCTTTCATTAGATTTCCTTCAATTGTGGCTAAATTAGCGTTGGTTGGATCTTGCTGCGATATTCCCGATGTTTGGTGCGCAAGATTTTGTAAACCTGAATTTGGTTCAAGTTGGGGCAGTACTCTTTATGAATTCGTTCTACAGGCCAGCTGTGGTTGTGCCACAAGCGAAACATGTGGATGTCGCGTAGTTCTTGCTTTAACTTGTCGCCGCGTGGCAGGTACCGGCATTCACCGCCCTGGTAGTGAGCAATTTCAGCAATTAGCGCACAGCTTACCTGGTACGATTTTTCAGCTGCTATCCCGGCTTCTTTTAGTCTGCGTTCGCATAGCAGCACCAGTGCCCACAAGTGCTCCTTGTAGCGGGCCATGGCTAACTCACGATCACTTGTTAGCTCTGGCAGGTGTTCAAGCAGCTGCTCAAAATCGTCGTCAAAGTTGAATTGGTTTTGGTCGTTCACAACTGTTGTCCCTCATAGGCCGCCGCAACATAGGCATAAGGCGCTGTAGAGGTGTGCCAGCTTTTTCTGTGGCCATAAAGCTCAGTCAAACCCTGCTCAATGAGTTTTTCGGCCATGAGGCGACGGTGCCAGCGTTTAAGGGATTCCAGCACCGTAAATGCCATGGTCTCGTTGAGCCATGCAACGCTGTCTACGCCAATTCCGTTAATCTTGCTGGTCATGCGTTTTACATAGGCATCGAGAGCAGCTTCTGAGCCATCGCGCACAAAACCCTGTTTGTGCATGGTGATCCAAATAGCTCGTATTTTATCGAGTCCGGTACCTGAAGATGGCGGCGACATGCGTCGTTTGTTTTTGCTTTTTACAATGAACCCTTTGGTCTTCATTTCGGCCAGAACTCGTCTAAGTTCATCCACTGTCATTTTGGAGCAACTTTCTTTGCCGGTAATGCGCTGAAGCAGGGCACGATAGCCATCGTCTGGCATTGCAAGCTGATTTTTAGCCACATGAATTTGGGTAATTAAGCTATTTCTGAATGACATCTCTTGTGCTCCAAAGTTAAAAATTGGGACATGGCATGTGCAAATGAGTCAGCAACACCGTTTTGAAGGCAGTTGTCGCAATGCACACAAAAGCGGCCCGAAATGGTGTTGTAATGACAATTAGGACGTGGCGCGTTGCAATTGGGACAAACAGCTTGCTCCATTGCTTCAGCATCAATGCCCAGGTCTTTTAATCGCTGGAGTAAAATTCCCTTCACTTTACACCTCTAACGGTTTGCGCCATGTAGGAACGCCTGAATTAGAATGGCCGCAACAGCCCAACCAAAAAACAATCCAATTGCAGGGGAGCCTGAAAACAGCGCAACCACACAGGCGCACAGGCACAGTAAAAGTAAAATCAGTCGTTTCATTTCCAGTCTCCTTGGTTTCCTTAACCCAAGCCCTGTTATTTCAAGGCTTGGGTTAAGGCCCTTTGCAGGGCGCTTAATTTGCTGGCTCTATTTCCAGCCATTTTTCGTTTGTGCTCTCGTCGTGATACACGTTCATCACGTAATCTTCTTCGAGTCCGTCCAAGTCGCCTGGTAGTTCAGCAATAGCTGCCATCAGGTCTTGTTTGCTTCCAATAATGGTGCGATTAAGCAACTTGGGTTGTTTGCTCATTAGCTGTCTCCGGTTCTAGTTCAGTAGTGATATTGGCCATATCTAATGCCAGCTGGTGATAGGTGCCTTTTTCGTCTCGCCAGTACACGCGGAAGTATTCGGCGCTGCTGTCTACCTCAACGGCGTCTGCTAGGGCTTTCATGGCTTGTTGCCACTGTGGGTCGTCGATATTGTGTTTGCGCAGGCTCAGTACTTTTGCGGCGCTAAAACGGCCGTGCTTGTCTGTTTTGAACGCGCCTTGCACAATGGCCTGAAGGTTTTTGTTGCTGCCTTTACTCCAGCGTTTAATGCAGTCGTCGATTAACGCTTTTGCTGCTACCAGGTTCTGGTTAAAGCAAATACGGTCCTGGCGGCTGCGTTCAATTTTTATGCGACGGTCGAAGCTGTACAGCGTTACGTTACCTTTGGTACCGCCCAGTTTTTTGTCGTATTCAGAAAGTGCATGCTTCACGAACTCAGCTACGCTATTGCGAAGTGCATGCGCAAACGCCTGCAGTTCGTCGTGAACCAGTACCGCGTTGGTGAAAAGATCCCGTGCCAACTGATCACGTTCAATTTCAATTGGCTTAATGCGGTCTTTGCGGATCAGGTTGCCGTCGCCGTCTTCCATAAACCCAGTTGGGGCATTGACTTTGGTTAACCCATATAGCTCGTTAATGTTTTTCATGCGCTTAGCTCCATTTTGGTTAGTTGTTCTGAATTGAGTTGCCAGGTAACAGTGCAACCATGCAGGCGCGTCGCCATTAGGTGGTAGCGCCCCTGGTGCGTGTTATTTATCGAAATGAGTGTGCCTTTCACCTTTGGGCTTAGCGGCGGCAAAATCTCGATTTCGGTCGACCGTTCTTTAATAGCCAAACTCACAATGGCGCAGCCGTGTTTAATAAGGTGCTCCATTGCTTTGCTGGCCTTGTCGATGCGTGCTTTAAATGCAATGTTGTACTTGTTCATTGCTTGCTCCGGTGTGGGCAGGTTTGGCAGGCTCTGTAGAGCCTGACTCGCTGCGGGTTACTGTGACTAAATGGTTTGCCTTGCTCGTTTAAACACCGTTTAACTGGTATTTCACCGAGTACCGGGCAGGTAACCGATAGGTTGGCGTAAGCAGCCAACACCTTTTGTTCGATGTTGGCCAAGCTGCCTGGGTACTTGTTGTTTAGCACCTGTGACAGCGTGGTTTTGCTCATGCCTGTGTCGACTTCTACCTGACGTCGGCCCAGCTCCGTTACTTTGCTATTTAGCAATTCATACCAATCCATAATTCCTCACTCAGCGGTCTCAGGTCGTTCTATCAACCGCTTTAAGTTCTGGTCGTATAGGCCTTCCTTGCGGGCAACTGGATACTTGTGCCCAGTGTTGTTAAATAAACGGTAGCGGTTGTGCCATCCTCTGCGTTTGGCCATAGGCGCTCGCTTGTTGAATGAGCCAACTTTCACTACATATTCATAACGACACAGGTCAGTGAGGTAGCGCTCCACACTGCTCTTGCTGCATTCTGCTAGCCCCATCACTTCAGGTATGGTGAACACTTCCAGAAACCTCATGGCTTGCCATATCCGTTGACGGATAGAGTTAGGCTGAGGGCTGGTCGGGTTCTTGCCTGGTAGATGCGGTTTAGCGCGTGCAACTTTGGCGTATACGACCGGTTTTGCCTTACTGTTAATTGTTTCCACAGCACCAAGGGTTTTTAGGTGGTCTATGACCATTTGCGCTTGGTGCAACGAGACATCCATTTCTTTTGCTAGCTCATGACTATGAAAGTCCGGCTGCTTTTTGATCCACTCCCAGCTACGCTGGCTGAGGGTTTCTCGCATCCTTATAGCTCCGCTACGGGGAAGAATTCGCGCTCGGCCCATTGGCTGGCATCAATGGTTTTTAAACCATTTGATTTTGCGAATTTTTCAATACTGGCAAGCCCGGTAGTAATGCGCCTGAAGTTGCCACGAGAGGTGTCTAAAAGGTCTTTAAGCAGATCTGGTTCAATCGTGGTGTGTTCCACCAACTCCGTAGCCATAATGGCAATGTCTTCTTGATCAGCCTTTTGAAACTGAACGTGTTGACTAATGCGCCCGAATAGCTGTGGCAGGCGTTTGATTTTCTTTGGCAGGTGCTCGTAGCCAATTAATACAATGGGCACACAAGCAAGGTCGTAAATGTCTCGAATGGTTTCGAGCACTTCGGTTTTGTCGGCCAGGTAGTCCGCTTCGTCGATGAATAATGGTTTGCCGGTTAGCGCCAATTCTTTAACGATAAAGTTGATCATGTCAGCTTTGCGTTGGCGTTTATCTAAACCTAAGTCCTGAGCTAATCGCTCAAGTAAGGTGCCCATGGTGTCGCTTTTTAGGCAACGAACCAGGATGCCATCTGCATTTACAAACAGGTACGCGCCTGCGGTGGTTTTGCCCAGTCCAGCCTGACCAGAAAACAGCGCCATTGCTGGCGAACCTTCCTGTGCAGCCTGTTCAACTGTTTGGTATGCATCAAATGCAGCCATCACGTTTTTTGTTTTAGCGGTAGTTGCTCTCATGGTTTACTTTCCTTTGGTTTGCGTCTGGGGTTGGTTAAACACCTTGTCTAACATCTGTGCCGCACGGCGGTTTTCTCGGCGATACTGATGTAGCCAGGCTTTCTCGGTGGGGCCTAACAGGCCATCTAATTTCAACTGGGTGTAGTGGCGAGCCTTTTCGTGCTCGTTTTTGTAGGTTGGGCCGCTGCCGTTGCGGATCGCCTCAATGGCATTGAGTTCTTCACGGCGGCGGGCCAGTTCGTCTGTCTGCTCTGGCGTATAGCCTTCAGATTTCGAGGTGCTAGCCGAAATAGAATCTGTTGTAGATGAGGTGAATTGCTCGCTAGCTTTAGGAAAAGACGTTAAGCCGTTGTTTTGAGATTCCCGGTATTTCAGGAACTTCATAGCTACATCGCTTACATCATGTTCTTTACTGGCGCGTTTAATCGCATCGCGTTCTTCACGTAGCTTGGCACGTTGGATCCGTTTGGCTTCCTGAGCGTGCTGCATCGTAATTTCATTACCTGCCAACTCAGGGTTAAATGCCTCGCAAATAAACTCACGTTTAACCGGGTTAAACACGTAGATTTTGCCGATATCATCCGGGTTATAGCGGCAATGCACCCGGTCACCACGGTATGCACCAAGCTCTGCATGGATGTAATCCACGCCACCTACGCTTATGCCTTCTTTGCCGACTGTTCTATAGCCATTTTGGCTAGGTACCGGGGCAAGTAGCATGTCGAGGATGCGCTCATTATCCAGGCGCTTTATGGTTTGGCGGTGCTGGCTGAACTTTTCGAACGGTGTGCAGCCAAGCTCGCTATGCCGCGTATGGTCATAGTGATTGTCCAGCCAGTTATTCATAAAGGCTTCGAAGTCTTCAGAAGACAGCGACACATCTAGGGCAACCTTATCTGCACCTTTCTCGCGACGTTCAACCAGGCGCTTAGCAAAGCTTAAGCGGGCGCTTAACTTTTCACGATCACTTACATTGTGGCCTATGTAGCCGGATAGCATCTCGGCAATGCCATGGCTGAATGTTCTAAAAAAGCGTTCAATAAAAGGTTTTTCCCAACCGCTATATGGGTTAGTGATGTGGTTGTGTATTTCCAGCGCATCCCATATCGCCAGGATATGAGCAGACAAGTAATCTGCACCGTTATCCGTTCTGGCGACTTCAGGTATACCCCAGTCGAGGATTGCATTACGGACTAAAAGAGCAATACCTTCAGCGTTTGAAGTAGGTTTTAAAACCACTTTTACACGGCGTGTAAACACATCGATAACGCCAATAATGGAGTAGCGGCCATCGGTAAGCATCACGTCAGCCGGGGTGCTATCGAATTCCCAGAGTTGGTTAATGCGTTCGACCACGGCACTTCTACTGCCGAATGCGACCATCATTTTGTTTTGCCAGCCGCTTGCGTCTACCAATGACATGAAAGTGGCGTGGTTTTCTTGCTTCCACGTTTTTAACCACTTGCGGCATGTGGGAGGAGACGGCAGCTCATATTGGCCTTTAAATTCCATCTCAAGGAATTCAGCCAGTCGTTCGCCCTTTACATGCGGAAATTCGTGAATAAGTGCTACACAAAAGCGCTGCATTTCCGGGCATCTATCGATAATTCCCTTACCCTTGGAGGTTCCATATTTAGGCGTTAGTCCGGCAATTCCGTTTTCTGAGTAAGCCTTTTCCCAACGAATTAACGTTCGAATACTTAAATGAGGTTTTACCGAGTAGTGTGATTCATCTAAATCTAACTCTCTCGAATTGTAAGACTCAACAAAGCTGGTCCAGCTAGCTGTTTTCCCTATGTTCTCGTCGATACTGGCCTGCGCCAGTTTCAAGATACAAAGCGCAGTAGTGGCTCGCTTATTTCCCTCAAGGTTCAAGGGCTCTTTTAACAGTGCTTCGCGCTTAAGTTGGAGTTCCTGCTCACTTTTACGCTTGGCTACTTCCCGGTGAAATTCGGCTGCATGGTTGGCGCGTTTTTCTACATCATCTATCTCTCCGTACTTTTCACGTAGAGACGATTTGACGTCGGCTGGCAACTTTTCTGTGAGGTAATGAGGGATCAAACCCCCACGGCCTTCAATTTTAATGAAATCCCAGTTCTCTTTATTAGCACGCAACGTGACAGCACGTTTTGATAAGCCAACAGCTTCTGAGATTTCCCTGGCAGTGAAATATTCCATTATTTATCTCTCACACTGGAGAGACACTTTTGTGTCTCTTGGTTTTTCGTGTATGCACACGTTTGTGTGTATGAGTTGTGTTTCTCTGCTACCATTTGGCTATGCAGAAAGCGTTTACGCTTTCCGTTTGAATGGTATCTGGATGGCCAAATCTTCATGGGATGTAGCCCGAGCTGCGCAGCAATAACCTGCTCGGCCTTTTTGTGTGGCTTGCGCATGGCTGTTTGACAAGCCCTATGAGGAAGTCCATTTAGTAGAGCTAGCTCTGTGAGAGTTAGCTCCTGCTTCCTAATTGCTGCAATAATGTCAGCTGGATGCCAATCTGTACGAGACATTTTTGAGTCCTTTTTTTTGTGCAGTTGTGCTCATAATAGGACATAAAAATGTCTTTAGTAAACTGCACAAAGACATAAAAGTGTCTTTTTGTTTTTATGTTTTTGATTTTAATAAGATTAAAGTTGGCTAACTTATGAACAAAGAAGAGTTCTGCTCCTGGATAAAAGAAATAAGAGAAGAAACTATAAGCAGGAAGGAAATGGCCAGTAGATATCCGTGGCACGAAAATACGCTTAAGTCATATGAAAAAGATAGACTGCCCGACGTCGATTATTTGTATGCATTATCTTTTGTAAGCAGTTTTCCATTTCAAGAGTTACTTCGTGAACGTCTCGTTACAGGTATTAATGAATTGAACTTTCCTGGTGATGAGAAAGAAAAACTACTCGAAAAAATTGACTCAACTTTAAAGATAGGTTTAACCAAAGAACTGTCGACAGAACTATTTAAGTATTCGATCAAGGCTTCCGGGCTATCCCCGCTGGAGGTTTCAGAAAAATATGATGTTGAAATTGATGGTTGTCCGGAATTAATTGTTGAGGATGACGCAATGGCTCCAACCATCCAGAAAGGGGCCAAATGTAAAGTAGATCTTACCGATACCAATTTGTCCCCAGGGGCAGTTTACGGATTTTGTAGTAGCGGTAAAACAGGGGCATCATTATCTGTATTGCGTAGAGTTCAGTCTTCAATATCCGGCCCGATAATCCTGGTAACTGACAACCCAAATTATCCACCTCAAGAATTTACGGACGAAATGAGTAAAGAAGTAAAAGTCCTTGGTCGTATAAAATCAGTTACAAACCCCCTTTAATTGGATCTCACTTCTGCAAAAAAAGTGGGATCTAAGGATCTCACTTACAACTGAAAGTGAGAAATCGCCTAACGTGAATCCAATAACTACTTTAGACTGGTTTAATACGTTCTCAGGCCTTATTTAAACTAGCTTTAACCCCCTTTTAATTTATTGCGATACAACCAGGGCGCTTTGACAAACTGAAGGATCAGGAAATTATACATTTTTGTTGTTAGTGCCAAACTGTCTTGTTTAACAACTAACTCTCATTTGACATGCAAGCTGCCCCGTATGCCTTACAATTAAAG